GATCCAATTTATTGTCCATTTTGCTCAGAGTACATACTCTTAGATAGTGAAAATATACCCAAAGAAAATGTGAACGAAGAGGATGATGATTAGTGTGGTTTTATCATAATACAACAGAAGAATTCAAGCTTGATGATGCCGAAGGATACTTTGCATTTGTCTATCTTATCACGCACAATCCCACCGGTAGAAAATACATTGGTAAGAAATTCTTCACCAAGGCGGGTACTCGTCAGATTAAAGGTAAGAAAAAGAAAATCAGAAAGACCTCCGATTGGGAAACCTATTGGGGATCTAATGTTGAGCTGCAGGCAGAAGTAATAAAGAATGGAGAGGAACAATACACAAGAGAAATCCTACATTTATGTAAGACCCGAAGTGCCTGTTCATATTTCGAAACGTGGGAGATATTCAATCGCCATGCTTTACTGAGTGACCAGTATTATAACAAGTGGGTTTCAGTTCGTATTAACGCAAAAAATTTAACAAATCTCATATGCTAGGGAAAATTAATGGCTCGCAAACAAACAGCAAACAACGAAGTGATAACAGTTCGGTCGATAGCAAAAACAACCAATCATCTGAAATTACGGATTGATGACCTCAAAACATTTCAACCATTAACCGAGAATCAACAATTATTTTTTGAAGCATACAAACGAGGTCATTACTTTATTGGTCTTTTTGGTAGTCCTGGAGTAGGCAAAACATTTTTAGCTTTACTTAAAGGATTAGAAGAAGTATTGGATAAAAGCAATTCTTTTGATAAAATTGTAGTTGTTCGTAGTGCAGTTCAAGTCCGTGACCAAGGATTTGTTCCTGGTAATTTAGACGAAAAAATGCAAATCTATGAGCAACCTTATATTGAGATTTGTAATACTCTATTTGATAGACCGGATGCCTGGGCTCGATTAAAAGAACAAGATCACGCAAGATTTATTTCAACCACAGCAATTCGTGGCATATCAATAGATGATGCTATTATTATTGTTGACGAGTGCCAATCTATGACTTGGCATGAATTATCTTCAGTTATAACAAGAACAGGTCATAGGTCAAAAATTATATTTGTTGGAGACCTAAAACAGAATGATTTGGTAAAAACAAGAAATGATGTATCTGGACTACAAGAGTTTTTGAATGTTGCTGGAACCATGGAAGAATTTACTAGGATTAATTTTACATCAGAAGATATTGTGAGATCAAATTTAACAAAATCATGGATTGTTGCCTGTGAAAAATTAGGAGCTTAAATTTTCTGATTACATACATAATAGTATGAATAAAGAAAACATTTCACCAACCGAGTTTAGAAAATTGCTCAAGCATGATGTGATCAAACACACCAAGTCTTGGGATCCAGTTCTTCGTAATGACTGGATGATTAAATTTTCGATATACAAATGCTTTGTTATGCTATTGTTTACCTCGATGCATACAGGTCAAACAGTAATTCGATACTTTAACGATGAGGATTTGGCATGTGATTATATCAATTATATGATGCAACAAGATGCCTCTCTGTTATTAAAACACCATTAACCCAACCTGTGTTGGGTTTTTCTTTTTCCACTATTGCCTTTTTTGATTATGTAATTGTGTTATACTATGACAATATTAAATGGGAGTAAACTATGCCTAGTGATGATGTGTTATTGAAATTATCGTCTGAAGTAGATGATATAATTGGTAATTTAGTAAAGCGATACAAAATAGATCCACTGACTATGACAGCGGTGATATTAGCACGATTAGTGTTGGCAAACGATTTTATAGGTTCAGGTGATGATTTTAGAAAATTGCTTGTTAATCTGCCTGATACAAGATTAAAGAATCCCAATATTAACACACAGGTGCATTGATGCAACAATTAGAGATTGATTATTTCTGGCCGCTCACAGAGCAAATTCCCCTTGATCTAAATTACACCGACTTTAAGAAACCACAGGCAATAAAACCAATTAAGATTGGTGGAGCTCTAACTGATGGAGCTGTAGCTACATGGGGAATTAATGATAAACGGAATGTAACATTTAATATCAGCGCAGGAAGATTACAATTAGATGTTGATACAACAGTTATCAAATTGAACACGAAACCACCTCTGATTCGCAGATGGTTATATAAATTATTAGGATTAAAGTGGAGGATTAAATGATGTTGTCATATGATGATGGTGAACAATAATGTATGTTTGTATTTGTAACGCAGTAACCGATACTCAAATTCGTGATGCTGTGCGCAATCATAAGATAGGTAGTGACAGCGGAGAATTAGCAAGGCTGCGATATATCAGTAACAAGTGCGGTATATGTGCCAAGACTGTTCGAGCTATAATTGATGAAGAGTTGCAGATCATATTTGATAAACAAACTGAGGCAGAGAATGATGGATAAGAGTCTTGGCAATTGTAAAAGCAACTTACTTCGAATTGCCGTTCAATGCGGAGTATGCGATAATGGTATGGCGATTGATAAGTTCATTGATATTATTAGAAGACGTATTGATGCTGCATATGAATTGGGTAAGGCAGAAGGTATAATGAAACAAGAAATCAAGGCGTTATAGTAATAATTTTATAAATTTAGTCATATTATGAGGTATCATGAAAGTATTCAAAGTAATAGTAGTGTGTATGGCCATGTGGCCTACAGTAGGTTCAGCATTAACTCTGTATGTAGATAATAAAACCAAGCAAATATATGCAACATCTGGTCCCGGCCGCATCAGTATGGGGACTTTCACGAAATCTGCTGATATTCCAGATCCCATTGTAGAGGTTGATGTTCGTAGAGATCGGTCTGCCGCAATGAGAGAGAAGGCCGCAAGTGCTAAACTCATTAATGATGTCGCAGTCCTTCAAGAACGGGTTAAGGAGACTGAGAGTGTGCATCAGAAGTTTGATGACCGTGGACTACATTTTGAGAGTAAAGATGGCAACTTCTCAATGTCCTGGAATGGTCGATTACAAGTTGCTTCGCAGTACAATATGATTAATGATGTGCAGCCTGCATTTGGTTCTAATCTTCCAAACGAAATGAATAGTGGCATGAATATCCGCAGAGCTCGTTTGGGTGCAGAGGGAACATTCATGAAGATATTGGACTACAAGTTTGAATATGACTTTAGTCGTGGCAATGGTTCAGTGGGATCAGGAATCACAGATGCCTTTGTACGATTGAATCAGAACAACGCAATGTCCTATAAGATTGGATCCTTTAAAGAACCATTCTCCTTAGAAGAGGCAGCTAGTAACAGATTCTTAACATTTGCAGAACGTCATATGTCGGTCAATGCGTTTGTTGATAATCCAAATACCTATAAGACTGGTATTGGTGCAAACTATGCCGTGACGCGCTGGCAGACGGGTATGGCATTTCAAACAGAACCAATTGGTGCATGGTCAGCAGCATCTACCTCAGTAAATGCAAACGGTAATCAAAGTCGCAACAATGGATCCGGTGATACTGGTTGGCAAGGAATAGGTAGAATATCAGGCAGACCATTTATGGTGGATGACACCAACTTTGTTCATGTTGGTGTATCTGGTGGCCATACTGAAGTTAATAATCAATACCGTGCCGATAATACATTTGTTGGTGCCAATGGCACTGGTGGCGGCGGAGGCATGGCATTCTTTGCCTTTCCAGGAACTGGGGTTGATCGTAGTAATATGCTAAACACTGGTAACCTTACAACTGGATCACAGGGAAGTTTAGGGGCCAGACGTATAGATAGTTATGATAGATTTGGTACAGAACTTTGGATTAATCGTGGACCACTATCATTGCAGGGTGAATATCTGCGGACCAATATTAATGGACTTGGATATAATGCCAATGAACATCTAACTGGTTACTATGGCTTTGCCAGTTACTTTCTGACAGGTGAATCTAAGACATATCATGTTAGAAATGGAGCTGCAAATAGATTACGTCCCAGGAGTGTTTTTGGTTGGGGTAGCAATAGCGGCTGGGGTGCATGGGAAGTTGCCTCGGGGTATGATTATATAAACATGAACAGTGGAGTTATAACAGGTGGCAAGGCAGATATGGCCCGAGTTGCTCTGAACTGGTATCCACATAACAATATTAAGTGGCAATGGAATGTGTCACACTTACTTAGTGTTGATACCGCCAAGACCCCAACGACCGATGGCAATGGATATTCAGGAGGCGCAGGTGCCAGAACAAACGCTTTCAATAATGCTGACCTGACAGTATTTACTACCTTACTTACAGTGGACTTTTAATGATTGATTTACTTGTTGCAGCACTAGTGGGCGCAATTGTTGGCATATTAATAGTTGAAATCAAATCTTGGGGGAAATAGATGAAAAGATTTATTTGTTTAATGCTGGTGTCCAGTGTTGTCCTTGCTGCAGCACCAGAAAAGAATCTAATAGTGATTGATGAAGAGTTGCTGCCTGCTTTACCAGAGGCCGAGAGTATTCAGAAGCTAAAGGATGGTACAATAAGATTGCACAGGTTTGATCGAGAAGTTCCTTCAATACCCAGCACCAGTACAGAGGTAGTATAATGGCACAGAAGAATAAAAACTATTACCTTTCTGTCATGGAAGGTTATACGACATTGTATCAGAAGATGGTCTTTGATGCAAAAGAAGCCAAGAAACTATATGACGAACTAATAGAGAAGTATCCAAAGCCACAGTACCTGGTGTTTAAGGAATATCAATAATGAATAACTTTTGGGGTGAACCCGATGATATTGAACCATTGCCCCCATGGATGGATCCAAAGACCTATCAGAGCAATGGTTCAAAGAGAAAGACCAAGAGTCTAAACGAAGCAATCAATGAGGCACTAAAGAAACCTGCGGTGCCCATTATTATACAGGAGGAGTCCGAGATATGAAACCATTATATAAGTCAACCAAGGTGCTGCTTAATGCACACCTAAAAGAGTATCAAATTTACTATAGAAATTGGTTCTTTTGGCAGTATGATTCTTGTTACAAGTATGATGAAGGAGACAGTAATAGGTATTATTGTGATAAGGACACTGCCAAAGAAAGAGCGATTACACGAGCTGAATCTATGTTAGAAACTGTTGAAGTGTGGCGCCGTAGTCAAATTATCAGCCGTGTGTCAGTTGGGCACAAGTGGGAGTAGAATAAATGAAACGGATATCCTGGAGTTGGCAGTGCCCTGCTCAGAGAATGGAAATACACCACGATGAAGTAACGGGTGAATATGTGCTGATGTGTGGTCTGGGCAATACATATGAGTTTACTACTCCAACGGTACATAAGAAGATTCTAACGAACGAGAGCGATGCCGAGGCACTGGGACAGGAGTATCTCAGAAGTTATGGTACCCCAAAGTGGGCAATAATAACGAAATAGTCCTTGACAAAGTATAGAACTTTGGAGAAATATAATGTCAAACAAAATAGTAAACGTAATCTGCGGTCTAGTAGCATTGAGCATCGCCTTCCTATCAGGGATTTTGGCGGAAATATTCAAAGATGAGCGCCATTAGTAAAGTGGGGGGAAGTGGGGGGAAGTAGTAAATTAGGGGTTTTTGGATTAGTGGAAGCAATAGGATGAGCGGACAATATAGGGAAAAGAGTTGCCCAAAGTGCGGTGTTAAGCATCGTAAGAGAGGATCACATTGCTCCGCACGATGTGCTGCTACGGGGCGACCAGTGTCCGAAGAGACCAAAGAGCTACACCGACAGAACACCAGAGAGTATTTGCAGACACCCGAAGGCATTGAGAACTCTCGAAGAACTGGTGATGGGACGCAGATAGCCGCTGATGAATTCGCAGTTGATATTCCTACTATAATAGACCTTCGAGACTATGAGGACCTAGATGGATACGATAGAGCAGAGAATTGGTGACACCTAATAGTGCTTGACAATTGCCTGCTTTAGTGATATAATGGTATCTTAAACTTGATAAGGAACTCGAATGATCCCCACCAATGAAGAACTTGATGACCTATGCAAAGAAATTGCCGAGGAAACCCTTGATGATTATGATGAGCTCGAAGAGCTTGAACTGCAAAAGCAGGCTGAATCCATGCAATATGCTGACCAAGCCGCTGATTTAGATGCGGAATTCTATGGGGTTAATTAGTACCGAAAACGCTTGACAACCACATGCTTATCTGATATAATGGTATCTCAAACTTGATAAGGAACAAATATATGACTAAGACCACCCTAACCTCTTCTCTCATTGCTGACAAGAAAGCCGCTATTGCTGTTCTACGAAGTGAAATAGATGCCCTACGAGCTGTTGCAAAAGTTGTTCGAGCTGACGTTAAGGCATACCGAGTTGAAAAACTTAATAATAAACGAATTGATCGAGAAATTAAGGCCTTTGATCGGGCGCAAAAGAAAGCCGCTCGTATCGCAAAATTAGAAGCAAAGCTTGCTGCTATGAAGTCCCCTCCTGTTGGTGCCCTTGCAATTAAGGCCGCTAAGAGACCATCAAAGGTAATCGTTACTAAGATGGCTGCTTAATGATACAATATACCCTTTTAACCAAGCAGGGTACAATAATGTTTTTTTATATAAAAGAATTAGCATTATTGTACCAGGGTTTAAGAGGTGGAGTATTCATAACAGAGGCTGAATCCCTTGCGCCACAACTAATTGAGGAACTAAAATGAAGCAGTATACTCTAAATGAAGCATGGTCAATTCTAGACACTGAACTAAGTCTATTCAAATCTTATTATTCCGAGGAGTATGCCGATAATATTCCACTTCCAACTATTCATGACGTGCTTGATGAGTGGAGGGATAATTACTCAAAGTTATCAGTAAAGAGGCAAGCTGCATATGATCGCCTTCAACAAGAGACAGGTACTTTTAATCTACCAGTGAAGGCAAAATGAACGACCTAGTTGAACTGACAACAAAGAATATGGTTCTGGACCATAACAAATTAGTGAGCCAGTATTATGAATTATTGGCCAAGTATGAAGCACTGTTGATGCTGTGTGTTAAATGAAGGGCTCAATAAGGTTTAGTCTAGGTTTGGTGATTATAATGGTTGCTGTTGGCGATAATGCCATGAGCTTGACTACCCTACTAGGGGTCGCTGTTTTAGGCCTAATTCTGCTATTTTACGGCGCCAACGCCTTGAAAGCAAACGGCGTAAATCCTGGAATTAGCTCGTAAATATTAGCTACAAAATAGTATAATAACTGTATTAATTATGCAATGGAGACAACTATGCTAGATACAACCACCGAGATAAGAGTAATGGAAATGGCCCAAGAGGTTGATAACATGCTGATATCCTTGGCTAGAAAATATGATAAGACACCATTAGTATGTTCAGCTGTTGTGTTATCTAGACTGATGGTATTCAATACTGAAAAACAAGAAAGCTTTAGAACTTTTTTAACAGACTATTCCCAAATGGCCAATAAGATTGAACCAATGCAAGCGGGCTCTAGAGTTGTACACTAGCTAATGCCTTGAAACCAAACAGCTAATAATGCTTGCCTTTTTGATGATAATAGCGTATAATGGCTCTATAGATTGAGTGATTAATTATATTATGAAGGAAGCAAAATGAGCGATAAAGTGATAGTTGATGGTAATGTAGCAGTATTAGTATCTGGTGGGTTTGGTAGTGGTTGGTCTACTTGGAGTTCTGGTTGCGAAGAGTCCAATCAATCAATAGCCTTTGAACCTAAGGTTGTGGAGATATTATTGGCAGGATTGGTGGATAAGAATAGAGCCGAACGAAAGGTCACCAAGGATAAAATTGAAGCATACATGGCAGAAGCATACCCTGACTTCTACGCCGGTGGAATAGGTGGACTGAGGATAGTATGGGTTCCTCAGGGTGCCAAGTTTCACATAGAAGAATATGATGGTGCTGAGACTTTGGTTCTTGAGTCTGATATGGATTGGTTAACTGCTTAATTGAGGAAAGTTGATATGAGTGCAAGAGAAGAACTGGTGAAGGCACTTGTTGCTGCAAGGGCTGCTTACGATGCCACTGTTTGTGCTTGGGCTGATATGAACTTTATTGATGATGCAAGGGCTAATTGGAATGATGCTGATGCTGCTTTGATTGCTTACGACAAGGAGAACGCATGAGTACGCGAGAAGAACTAGAGCAGAATGTTAGGGACGCGGAGGATGCTTGGGTTGTGACCTTAGATGCTCAGGATGCTGCCCATACTGCTTGGGTTGATGCTCAGTGGGCTTTGTATAACTATTATGATGGCAAGGAGAACACATGAAATACAAAGACATTAAAACTTTTGAAGAACGCCGCAAAGAAAACTTAGGCCGCCCACGCCATCACTTAGATAGGGAAGAAATAGAAGAACTAAGAGCATATATTGTGGGATATAAGAATGACAGCAATCACATGAAATACAAAGACATTAAATATTTCAGTGAGCGGTGTGAAACACATCCAGATCACCAAGATGGCATGATTAGTGAACAAATGCTAAAGCACCGGCTACATGAGGAAATAGATGAGCTACGAACTTACATTGAATTCAAACTAAAGGAGAGTTGATATGTATATATTTCTAAGTGTTTGTGCCTTTGCTTTATTTGTCATTATTGGTTACCTAATAGGCCTATCGCTATGATGATGCGAGTGTAGAGCCCCAAAAGGCCGCCTAGGACAGTGCTGGGGAGTCCTCTACAAGAGGTCTACAAGTGCAAAGGGATCGTTATCGTGCTGTGCAAACCAAGCAAACCAAGCAAACCAAGCAAACTGTTCTTCTCTGCCCCCAAAGAGCGGCTTCTACTTTCGGCCCCCATAAAAAATTTCGCGGGTAAAAATGACGCAAAAAAGACGGACAACGATTGGTAATGATGATCTAGTGCTATTGACTTTTACTCAGCTCTAGTGTATTATAGTAGTGTATTATAGGTTAGTGATTAATTATATGAAAGGAACAGAATGAATGAATCGTTTGAAGTTTATATACCAAACGCAAGAATTATTTTATGATGAGGGCATGATATGCTAGAGACTATTTGTCAAACACTGTTGGAAGGATATAATCGAAACTGGGCAACCAGCCGTGATGCCAATGTCAGTATCCGTCATCACGGTCGTCCACACTTCTATATCACTCCATCCGGTGTACGCAAGCAAACACTCCAACCAGATCAGTTCAAAAAGATTGAAGTGAAGTATGATATGTTTGCGGATGAGGAGAATGAGTATACTTGGAGAACTATACCGTACACAGACATCTCTGCAATGCTTGTGCCAAGTGGAGAGATACCATTACACTTCAACCTACAAAAAAAGATAAGTGACAATAATGTGAGAGTTGTTACACACCTCCATCCGACCTATACTGTCGCTGCAATGCATGCCGGTATAGAACTAAGTGAACTGGTAAATTCATTTCCAGAACTGCGCAGGTATACATCAGTGGCCAGAAACGTGGGTGAAGTGCCGCCAATCTCAGAAGAGCTGGGTCGAGCATGCTGTGACAGTCTTGGATTAGATCATGATGGTAACCTCAAATATAATATTGTTGGTATCAAGGGCCATGGAGTTGTATCAGTTGGATCTTCACCATGGGAAGCGTTTGAACACATAGAACGATTAGAACATATTTGTAAGATCGTTTTAGTGAGTGGTAATTATTAAGATGCATAATATACTATCTGGAGGTTCTAATATGTCAAATGAACGGATTAGAGAACTATCAAAACAAGCAGGCCAGGGTGATATGTTCAGTGTGCCACCCAAGTTTATAGATTTGTTTGCCAAGTTAATTGTTGCTGAGTGTGTTGCTGTCTGTCAAGATGTGGATGGCGAAGATAACATTGATGCTAGATCAGGTAGGCAGGATTGTGCTGTGGAGATCAAAGAACATTTTGGAGTTGAGAATAAGGAGAACGCATGAGTGATTTAATTGTATTTGCTCTAGAGGATGAAGCACCTAATCTTTTTAGCGAATATTCTAATGTGCATTGCATTGGAGTAGGTAAGGTAAATGCAGCAATCAATACAATGCGCCTATGTCATTTGTATCACCCAAATCGTATTATCAATTTAGGAACCGCCGGTGGCATCTCGTTGACTTCTGGAGTACATCGTATTAATACAGTATGGCAACATGATGTAAATTTGATGGCACTTGGCTTGCTGCCAGGAGTGCATTTCAATGATCCAGTGAGTATGATTACAATACCTGGTATAGGCAAGACTTGTGCATCCGGCGATATCTTTATTACCGAACCACAGAAGATTAGAATTGAATGTGATATGGTTGATATGGAAGCATATAGTGTGGCCAAGGTTGCAAATCGATTGGGTATAGATATTGAAATATGGAAATACATTAGTGATCCAGCAGATATAGCTTCAGGCTCAACTTGGAAAGAACAAGTCGCAGCAGGTGAACCTTTTTATAGAACAGTGTTGAAACAAATTGAAGCAACAATGATAAATTAGGAGAAGAATCATGAGCGATAGTGAAGAAGAATTTGAGAATTGGTGCAAAGAGTCTGATGACGGTGGTGCTGATGAGAAGAGCTGTAAAACTCATCCAGATGCACCGCATGGATTCTCACGGAATGCATCACACAATGCAGATCGATATGTCTGTGAGTGTGAGCATTGGGAGGAACCAAAAATGATTACTAACCTAATGCTAATGGATAGATTGCGCAAGGACGTTGAAGAGCTACGAGCTCGCATTGAGCTAATGGAGAAGAACGAGGATAAATTATGAGTGAAATTATGAGTGAATATATCCCTGATAAATGGTTGATTGTAAAGCTCACTGATACCAATAAGAATGTTTCTCATTATAGAGTATTCGCTTGTTGGTACGGTGGATATGCTGGCTCTGATTCTTGGAAGATGAATAGTGGAATTACCAAAGTGACAGAGAATGACAGCCATTTCTTCTTTGAAGGCACCAGCGGTTCTGTCTATGTCTGTCATAAAGACGCCTATGGTGCCAATGGATATGGTAGTAGTGTACTCTCTCGCCTTATTAAAAATGGCATAAAGGATAATCTGTTGATTGCACCCATGGGTGAAGATGTAAACCCGATGGAACTAGATTACTCTTAATCCCAAACCCCCACCTGTTGTATAAAAACAACAGTATCCCCCATCGTTGCTAAAAAACAACATCGTTAGTGCTTACTAACCTTATAGTGCTTGACATATCGGCAACTATATGATAGAATGGTTGTATGAATAGAAAAAAACGATCCGATAGAAACCATGTTCTGTACCGTGTTGAATGTACTGACACTGGCGACAGCTACATTGGTGTGACAGTTGCACAAGGCCAAGCTTTTCTCCGCTCTGTAAAAGTGCGGTGGCAGAAGCATGTTAGTCGTGCAAAGTGTGAAAACAAAAATTGGGCATTTTGCGAATTTATCCGTTCCAATACGGATGCTGATTTTTGCTATGAAGTGCTTGAAATTGTCCGTGGCAGAAAACCCGCCCATCAAAGGGAACGGGAACTAATCGCCAAATTTGAACCAACCCTTAATACTTTTTGATATGATTAAATCCCTCAAAACTTATTCTGGCGAATTGGTTTACACTATAAACTCAACTGTTGCTAAAAAACAACACTCATTGCTTAAAAACAACAATCGCCAATTAGTGCTTGACACTATTGCCTTTTTGTGTTACAATGGTACATATAAATTGATAAAGGATACAAAATGTCTGCATTAAAAGAATACACCCTGGAAATCTACAAAACCGACCGCCGTGTTAAAGAAGGCTTTAGAAAATTTGATGTGGTTGATTATGCACCATCTACCAAAGATTATATTGACACTGTTGTCTGGAATTATCAAGTAGAAGGTTTCATTGTAAAAGCTTTTGAAACCTATGTTACCAAGACCAATTTAATGAATGGTAAAGAATTCATAGAACGGTATGATACGCCATACTACTGTTCACCTTCCTCAGAATCTTATTGGAGTATGTAATCATGGCATATATGAATCAAGAAAAGAAAGCGGTTATTGCTGCCGCAATGAAACCAGTTTTGAAAAAATATGGCTTAAAGGCATCCTTGAGTGTACATAATCATTTAAGTATTTCCGTGAATATCAAATCCGGTCCAATTGATTTTGGTGGTGATTGTATTCAAGTGAATCATTATTGGTTGAATAATCACTATTCAGGTACCGCTTTGAAAGCATTAAAAGAAATTAAAGATGCTTTGCTTGTTGCGGATTATTTTGATGAGTCGGATGCTCAGACAGATTATTTCCACACGGCATATTATTACCATATCAATGTTGGAAAGTGGAACAAACCATATGTTATTAGTCAATAAGATTAAATGGGTTGCAACAGGAGTCACCCTTGGTGGTGCTCTGGCAACGACACTGATGCTGGATCCTATGAACATCTGGTTATTGAATCTTGGTGCCCTATTGTTTTTTGTATGGGGTTACATGATTCGGGATAAAGCAATTATGACCGTAAATTTTGGTCTGATTATAATTTATGTTTTTGGTATCTTCTTTAGAATGTGATGAAAGAATTGCAAACGGCAAACACCGTTTGATTCCTTGAAGTGAATACAATAAGGCTTGACAAGTGAAGCGAGAATCTATACAATGGCGGGTGTCCGGGCTGTGTGATATAGCTAAACCTAGAAACCTTGTAGCTAAAGATTTACGAACACCTAAGTATCGTATGAGAGTAGCTACCTCAAAGAAGGATTATAATCGCCAAATATTCAAAAAGGAAGAGTATGTCTAATAAAGAAACATTCGATGGTTTTTGGTTCTTGCCATGTGACACTAATGGTTTGAAGCTTTCATTCTTTACCTTTAAGGAAGAGTATTCTGGAGGCACTACAATTGATAATAGTTCAAATGGAGATATGTATCATTTAGCTTTCTTTAAGGAGAATGAAGCGGGCATGCCAGAATTCAATGATTCGTTTGAAGCGATTCTTGGTGACCCACAGAACTATGTCAAAAACTTAACTGGTACAGGACTATATGGCTGTGTTGTACGAAAAACAACAAAATCAGGTAAATGGTTTGAAGAGTACCTCACCTCGGTCACAGGTTCTGTTATAATTGATGATCTGAAAAAAATTATTAATTCAAAATGAAGGAGTAAAAATGCCAAATTGGTGCAGTAATACAATTGAACTCAAAGGTGACAAGGAGTCTATTGATGAATTTCAAAAGTTCCTTGATGAAAGCAATGGTAAAGATTGGTTTAATTTTTTCCTGCCAACTCCAGTTGAATTAAAAGAAGAAGGATGGTATGATTGGAATGTTCAAAATTGGGGCTGCAAATGGAACTGCGATGCACAAGATTGGGAACTAAATGAAGACGGTACTTCCATATCATTCTGGTTTGATTCTCCATGGGCACCGCCAATTGTTTTGTATGAGATGATTAGTGATAGTTACAATGTTGATGCACATTACCTTGAAGAGGGTATGGAGTTCGTTGGAAGATTCTGTGAAGGTTATGATGAATTTTACGAATATTCCGATGTGGATTCTTTAGATGATATTCCAGAAGAAATTCTTGAGCAATGGAATCTAAGGGAAAATTTAATGGACCGAGAAGAGATGGAAGATGAATAAAATAGGTTTGTGGTTAATTCTGTTAGTTGCTATTGCAGCTCTTGGTCCGTTACTTGTAATTTGGTCTTTGAATACGATTTTTGTGTTAGCAATTCCGTTCACATTAGAGGCTTGGGTGGCAGTAATCATTTTGGGTATGTTTTTACAGGGTAGTGGAATAAAATTTAATAGTGGAAAATCAAATGGCTGAAAAAAAATTGACTTTTAGTACGAAAAGAGAAAAAGATTGGCTTCGGACTCTTCTGCACGAGAGTGTAGTTGGTATTACCTTCACCAAAAAAGATGGAAGTGAGCGCTTGATGAAGTGTACACTCTTGGAATCAAAAATTCCAAGTGAATTTACACCCAAGGGATCGGAAAAAGCAAAATCTGATGAAGTTTTGCCGGTTTTTGATGTTGAAAATGACGGATGGCGAAGTTTCCGTTGGGATTCTATCACAAAAATTGAATTTTCTCTAGTTGGAGATGTTGGAGATAAAAAATGAGTAAAGACAAAGTTGAAAAAATGAAAAAAACAAAATTAGCTGCAATGAAGGCAACAAAAAAGTCAAAATTGAAGCGCTTTTCCGTGGAATCAGTAAATTCATTTTATGAAGTGCATATTGTTCATGCAGAAAGCAAAGAACAGGCGAAGTTTATCGCCTCACAATCAGATTATAACGCATCAAAGTGGTTGGGGCAACAAACTTGCACAATTCGAGTGTGTGAAGATGCTGATTTGAGCCGTTTCAAAGAATTGGATGATTATTTCTTTGCCGGTTCAGCAACAGTTGACACTGATGGTAACTTATACTACATGAAAGAAGATGGTAGTGTAAACGGCAACATGCCAATTACAAAAATATTTTAATGTTGCCAAAATAGTGCTTGACTTTTACTCAAAAAGCATATATAATAGCAGCATGAAAAATATTTATAAACATTTATCAACATCACTCTGTGTTAAGTTCACAACAACATGGCCGGTGGATTATCGCTCACCAAGAAGTCAGACTAAAGCTTTTATTGTATTGGTAGGGGTTGTATAAAGTTAGAATTTAGAAATCTAAAATTCAACAACCCCTAGACCTAAAAGACCTAGGGGTTTTTTATTGGGGATTTGTGTAGTGGTAGCACAGGAGATTTTGAATCTCTTAGTACAAGTTCGATTCTTGTATCCCCTGCCAAGAATATGGAAGATGCAGCGGGGTTAAAGCTTTAAGGTGAAGCAACGGACTTTTAATCCGTAGAAAAGGGATCGTTACCCTTTAGCCCTACCAAGTTTTTTCGGGTTAGTTTAATGGTAAAATTCGTGCTTTGGGAGCATGTGTCGAAAGTTCGATTCTTTCACCCGAAACCAAATAAGCAAAAAGTACGCCCTTTTAGTTTAATGATAAAACGACTGTTTTGTAATCAGTTGATGGCAGTTTGATTCTGTCAAGGGGCACCAATAATTATAGGAGTTTATTATGCCAAGTGTATTTCTAGTATCTGATACCCACTATGGGCATCTTGGTGTATGTAAATTCACAAGAAATGACGGAGTGACAAAATTAAGACCATGGGATAGTCCTGAAGAAATGGATGAAGAAATGGTTAAGAGATGGAACGAAACAGTTAAACCAAATGATAAAGTATATCATCTTGGGGATGTTGTTATTAACCGCAAGGCTATGGGGATTATGCGTAGACTGAACGGTGATAAAGTTTTGATTCGTGGTAACCATGATATCTTCCGTGATGAAGAATACAGGGAACATTTTCGTGAGCTTCGTGCATATCATGTAATGAACGGAATGATTCTGTCTCATATTCCAATTCATCCAGAAAGTCTTGGAAGATTTGGAACAAACATTCATGGACACACACATGCAAATCGTGTGATGAATGGTAAAGTAATTGATGTTCGTTATCATTCTGTTTGTGTTGAACAAACAGATTTTAGACCTATTCTTTTTGAAGATGTCATTAAACGAATCAAAGAAGAAGGTGGTGAGACTGGTTTTCGTAATGGAAATGGACCGACAATTGATTGATGCCTCCGAGAGTCCAAGAGTTTTGATTGGGGCACCAATAATTATTTTCGTAACATAACTTAAAAGGAGAAACAAACAATGAATTACTGGGGTGAACATTTAATTTTGGATTGTGCTGGTGGAAATGATAACATCAAAGACCGTCAAAGTGTGTACAATTTCGTAAAGGAGTTAGTGCCTGCAATTGATATGAAGGCATTTGGTGAACCTTTGATCGAACACTTTGCTGCACATGCTGAAGACAAGGCAGGATTTTCTCTGGTACAATTGATTGAGACTTCTTGCATTACTGCTCACTTTGTAAATTCCTGTGGTGATTTCTATCTGGATATTTTCTCATGCAAGCACGTTGATGAAAAGATTGCCATTGAGATTGTCAACAAGTATTTTGCACCCAAGACAATCAAGAAGCACTTTCTAACACGACAAGCTTAGTATAATTGATTTAGGTTTACGCCCTCCTACTCCAATTGGTAGAGAGAACGGTCTTAGAAGCCGTGAAGTCTCAGTTCGAATCTGAGGGAGGGCATTAAATTTCTGGCGTTAGTATAATGGATAATACCGTAGGTTTCTACCCTTCTAATGGGAGTTCGATTCTCTCACGCTGGACCAAATTTTATAATGTCATAAAAAACATATAGCTGAGGATTCTCCGACAGCAGAACTAACTAAATATGCTAGTTATTGAATTATTTCATGGTTATTGATTGATTTTTGTGATGCAAGGGGTTATACAAACAATCAAGGAAAAAAACAACCATGAAAAAAATCTTAGCATTTGCCGCTATGATTTCGTTATGTGCATCAACATTGGCTCAAGCAGAGCCAATCGTTACTGATTCAACTTCCAGAAGTATAACCGACTCTACGTCAAACAGCACAACAACAGTAAAGTCACCTCCACCAACAGCAGTTGCACCAGCAGTTACAATTATTAATTCGGATGTTTGTGCTGTTGGTATATCTGGTGCTGCTCAAACTCAAATTTTAGGTATCAGTTTTGCTGCTACCATGGTTGATAAAAACTGTGAAAGGCTTAAACTTGCTCGTGGCATTTACGACATGGGTATGAAAGTTGCCGCTGTTGCCGTTATGTGCCAGGATGAAAGAGTATTCTCTGCCATGATGAACGCAGGAACTCCATGTCCTATTGATGGTAAGATTGGTGAAGCTGCCAAAGAAATTTGGGCAGCAGATCCTAAGCGTCAACCACAAAAAGTTAAAAGTCAGGAATAATCAGTGAAGTTTTTGGTTTTTCTTTTGCTTAGTTGTTTAATGAGTATCTCAGTTGCACAAGCACAATTATTAATTCCAGGAACTAATTTAACTGTGATTACAGTTAATGGTGGAACAGGTAGTTTAGTATCAATTCCAATTCCTGGAGGATCTGGATTATCAATTTCAGTGGGTCAAGGCTCTGCTGCACTTCCACTTCAAAACATTAATAACATGACAGATTCCACTTCCGCTCAACTTGGTGATGATGGGTGGAAAGATGTTCCACTATCATTTCAATTTCCATATTGGGGCCAGGCATTTAATCAATCCACAATGTATAGCAATGGTGTTGTTCAGTTTGGTAGACCAATAGGCAATGGTTGGCCAGATTGGAATAATTCTTTCTGCTGTCATGGTTCAAATTTAACCACAAATACAAATACTGGTTATAATTATTCTATTATGTCACTATGGACAGACTTGGTTGATTTTGATGGCAACACTACTTACTATCGTGGAACAACAGACTCTATGACTTATGGATGGTACAATCAAAGTCAGTATGGACAAATAAATAATAGAAACACTTTTGAATTAAAAATAAACAATACTGGTGCATTTGATGTTCGTTATGGCGGCACATTTGTTTCTTCAACTCAGGGCGTTACTATCGGCACGACTGGAGATTTATCACAAGGTCAATATGTGCAACTTTATAATGGAATGGGATTTACTGGTCCAACGGCTGGGTTTAGTTGGGAAGCTTCAAGTGGCACTAATGCTGTTGACCAATGTATTATTAATCCACTATCGTCACCTTCATGTTCAGGATACCAAGCAGCATATCTTACTCAACAATGCTCTATAAGTGCATTATTTGATTTGTCGTGTTCAGGATATCAAATTGCATACTTTAATCAACAATGCTCATTGAATACATTATATAATTTGAGCTGTCCAGGCTATGCTTCTGCTTACTTAACACACCAATGTTCTGTAAATCCTCTATAT